CTAGTAGCCACGCTGGAAAAATATCGGATCCAGCTGATACACCGGAGCACCGAGCAACTTCATTTGTGCAGCCATAGCGACATAGGTTTTCGTTGCAGCATAATCATAATGCCCCAGGAACACACGTAAAAATTCCAGGTTACCGCCGCCGATCAGGTAGGAGATCGCAAACGTGTGACGGAGCAGATGCGCATGAAGCCGATCTATACCGGTGCTGATTTTCAGATCCTGAAAGATCATCTTCACCGTGTTAGATGTAAGCGGACACTCCGGATCCCGAAGCTGACGGAGCATATATCCGGAAGTAATACCGATCCGCTGGTCATACTCTTGCAATGCGCTGATCAGAAAGTCCGGGATCAACACAAAACGGCTTTTGTTTTCCTTAGAATTGACTATGTGCAGGATGTTCCGCTCCGGATCCAGATGATGTAACTGCAGGTGACACACTTCCTGGCGGCGCAAACCGCAATCAAGCAACAGGTGAAAGATACAATAATTCCGCAGCCCCTGCTCTGTGCCCCGACCGAAAAGCGCATCGATCTTTACCACATCCTCAACGAATAATGGCATCTCAGCCACGGCATCATCCTTCGGCAGCTTCACACCCTTTAAATAATCCGGACTAAAGTTATTCTCATATGTCCAGTGCAGAAACGCCTTTACAGATCTGCAATAGCTCCGGATAGAAGAGTTCTTGATCTTCCTGGTACGCAACTCCAGGATAAAATCCATGTAGACAGATCCAGTAAGTGCATCAAAGCCGCTCACAGCAGGATCTACCCGATAATGACTTTCCAGGAACCGGAAAAACAGATCCAGATCATCCGTATACTTAAGTATAGTATCCGTGCTGCAGTAAGTGCTCCGGTTGTTTATGTATACGTCACGGAGCTGTTGGATGGTCAAGTGAATTTCCCCCTTACAAATCTAAGTTGTTTATACTATCATAATCGTAGAGAGTGCCGTCACTTTCATCCAGCAGACGGAAGCGGTGCTTTTCAGAAGATACGAAGACTTCGGCAAGTTCATCCTCATTAAACTGCCGGAGTTTTTTCTGTTTATATCTCTGTGCTTCCATGATGTCATTGTCATTCATCCGGAGAAGTGCTTCAAAGCAGTCCTGCAGAGGACTGTCCTCATTGATCCCACGCATATAAATGCCGAGGGTCACCGCTGACCCGATCACACGCTTTTTCATGGAATCCACGGAGAGCTTCCGGTTGTAGTTCCTTACTAGCTTCACCTCATCCGGTGTCATTTTCATGTCAATACAGCGTGCACTCCGGAGCGCTTTCCAGAAACCACAGTACGGTCTCCGGTACTTCTTGGAATCACCTGTCTTTTCCACCATCTTGAAAACACGTTCCGTCAGATAGTCAATGATCAGCTTCCGGTTGTCCAGATAATCATAGATCCTTTTACATTCGCACTTGTTCCGGTGATCCTTGAACGGGATCAGATCATAACTCTTGGAATGTCTGCGCATGGTCTGATATTCCACATTTACCACGTAGTTGAGTTTTGGTGTAAGTTTATCAGCCAGCCGAATCAGAGCATCCTCTTCTATGGTCAGTGTACCATCCAAGATCTGCCGGACATAATTTGTATAATACGGATCCTGCCCATGCTCCAGAAAGAACTCCAGTCTTGCAGTATACCGATAGAACCAGTTTCTTTTCTGATAACAGCGCTCATAGACCCATTTGTCATACTTAGAGATCAATCCGTTCATTTCCCAGATCTGGAAGAACCACGGCTTGTAATTCTGTTCGATGACTTCCCTGGTCTTCTGATAGATCCTGACGAATACCTTATCAGAACGCTTCCCCAGTGCCACATAATCGATCTCATAGTCTTCGGAGCCGACCTTGTTCGTGACGTAAGTAGCATTTTTGAAACGGTCAACACGCATCTTATAAAAGTTCTCCGGTGAGAAGAAGGTCTCCGGATCTTTCAGATAGTTGGAGTGCCAGCAATAATCCACACGGTTCTCCTGGACAAAATCAATTTCAAGACCAAAGTATTCTGCGATATTCTTGACATACCGGTAACTGTTTTCAAAGGCATCCCGGACGCCCATGATCCAAAGCATGTAAGAACGGATCTGCACCACGCACTCACAGGTGACCGACTCTCCACCGTCTGCCGCCTTCGGAACCACCGGAGCCAAAAATATATCAAAATACTCCGGATAACTTAAGCACGTTGTATAGAACCGGGAGAAGGTCACCGGCTTCAGATACAGATTCTTACCGAGTTTCGGCAGATGCAGCTCCGGCTGATCTTCATTTCCATTCAGATAGTTATACTGCAGCTTAAAGAACTTGCGCATTTTCTCAACCTGCGGATCCTTGGATTTCAGCCGGAAGTCATTCCGGAACTTCACGGAATAGTAAAAGGTGTCTATGTTATGTAAAAATTTCTTTTGTGTATATCCAAACCACTCATGCTGATCCTCCAGCGGCATGTCACGGTATAGAATGTTATCGTATTCACGTCTTTTGTCGAACATTTTTCGACCCCCTAAACTCATTTTGTCGGACAAAATCGGCATTTTTCTATTTTTCCCGGAAAGCCGTTTCCGGGAAATTATTTTTTTGCCACTTTTGCCAGAATACAAGCACGTTTCCCCGTGTCGGACAATGGTTTTTGAGACCACGTATTACAGGGCGTGGCGCCAGCGCCTGCGCCGGCTTCGCGGGGCCCCTTAAACCCCGCTCATCCGTCTCATGCGCTGCACCTCTTTTTTATTCGCTTTTTCGTCAATTAGCTCAAAATGATTGTAGGAATCATAGAGTTCATAGACGGATTTCTTCGCCCAGAAGAAGTTGGAATCCACTGTCTGCTTCATGGGATACCACTTTTTAATACATACGAACATATTCCCCCGGCTCAGGAACCCGAGCACAGCACCGATCTTTCCGGCGTTGGAGATCTTCCGGTGTACGAAATCGTATTCGATCAGTCCCCGGATCTGTCTGTCCAGCATCCGGTCGAACTGTGCGAGCAGGATCACGTCATAGCCATAATGCCGGTGCTGGGAAAAGAAGGACAGCCAGGCACGCCGATCCGGGGAAGCGTATTCCCTGGAATTAAAGAGCAGCTGCGCCTCGTCTATGTAGATCTTAACCTCTCCTTCCCGGAGCCTGCGGCCGAGATGCTTTGATAACCGGCGTGAGAACCGGAGCAGCTTGTCCGGATCCAGGCGATGATTCGGAACATAAAGGTATACACCTTTACATTTCTTTACCGCTTTTGTATTAAAGTAAAAGTTACCGATCACCACGGAATCCTTACGCTGCAGCCGGAGGGCAATCTCCCTAGCAGCATGGCAGCTTTTACCGGATCCGGGAGTCCCGGAGTACAAAGATATCATAATAATTCCCCCTTATTGACTACTCGATCAGCTTCACCCAGCGGGCAATGATCGAGTAAATATAATAGACACCAATGGCGAGCAGCCAGGCAGAGCCGATGGCAACCATTTCAGAGACAGGAACAAACCAGTTAATATAACCGAGGTAAGGAAGCTTGCTGAATTTCTCGATTGTGTCAGCAAAGGGAGAAGTCGGGAAAGCCTTCATCAGTAGATCCAAAAAGCCATTGAGTAACGCCTGCATATCTGCCATAAAATCACCATCCTATCATTTTTTTCGTTGCAGCCATGAGCATAATCACAAAGCAGCCAAGCTCCCCCAACCGGAAGATCTCCATCACCGGATCCATCCAAGCAAGATCTAACTCCAGAACCATATCTATTCCCAGGGAGTCCAGCTTGATCGGGATCTTGAAACAGGGAGCCACCGGATCAGCAGACAGTGCCTTAATAAAATGTATAAAGTCGAAAGGGATACAGAAAGGGAAGATCAGCCGGAGATCTCTCTTGTAAGATTCCCCCTCTCCGTCAGTGCCGGGATCCGGAGAAGGATCAGGCTCTGGTTCGGGTTCCGGTGCTGGCTCCGGCAAGGCTGCAGTCAGGGCAGCATTCAGAGCATTCTTATAGGCTTCTGTATTTTCTGCCGGATCAAGTCCCGGTTCCGGTAGAGCTGCGGCCGCCGTAGACAATGCAGCGTTGATCCCAGGGAGCCGCCCCGGAGCAAACTCATAGCCGGTGAGGGGCTGCAATCGTTCTGCTGTCGATGTTGCAAGATCCGGGAAGTCATAAGCTTCACCGTTCAGAAGACCAGAAACATCAATACCCGCAAGGCCTTTATTCATATAAGTATTAAAAAATTTTTTCATAGAATCATTAGAATCAAAAAAAGGTATATTTGTAGATAATCGAACATTATTACGAACGTTTAAAGTACCGACATTTGCAGAAAACGAAGAACCATCCGAGTACTTTGTACCTATACAAGGGAGACTCCCAGCGTCATAATAAAACGTATCTCCTACAGCATGAACATACGTTATAGAAAAACAATCGTAATCGGAACCGGAAAATTGATAAACACAAGCATAGTAACAATGTTCAGGTAACACAAAAGGATCAGGATTAACTACATAACTGGCAGTAGATCCATCAATCGAAAAAAAAGTGCTGCTAGAAGATAAATAGGAATAATCAAAAACAGGTAAATTATAATTATTATAGGGAACTGAATAAAAGTTTGTACTATCAATTCCATCTATTTTCCCGGCATACAGATCTGCAAAAATTCCAGCCATAGCAGAAAGAAGCGTACTCGAAACCAGTACATCTTGAATATATGTAAAAGGATCCTTATACCCAGTATCCGGCACCGGTGTGCTATCCGGATCAGAGGACGGAGTAGGAGTCGGATCCGGCTCATTGCCACCAGTCCCGGAGATTACACGGTACTTTGCAAACGTTTCAGAAGTCGGCAGTTTCAAAGCATTACTTCCGAGCGTAGAATCAACAGCGTCCATAGCTTCTTTTACAGTCATCTTGGAACCATCCGGCATCGTTATGATGGTATCATAAAAAGGCGGTTCAGCCATGCTTTCCACAGATGCAATAAAAGCATCATAAAGCGAGGATCCGGAATCGTAATCATCCAGTCCGTCCTTGATGCCGGAAGATATAGCAACTGTTTCCAGCAGATTATAGAGCATCATGGTCAGCTCAACGGCAAATTCTTCACTGACTGCGACAGATGCAGCCTTAACTTTCAATGTATTCCCACCCAGCACGCTGCCGATCACAATGACCATAGCGAGCAACAGCGCTGATATTCTTTTCTGCATAGTTATCCCCCCACCGAAAAATTCTTATCTAACAAAGCATGAAAGCCATCATCCCGAACATCCGGAGGTTCAAAACAGGCATCCATGCCATCAGCAGGATCTTTAAAATTTCTTTTGCAGCAGAGAATAACATCCGGATTGTAAAAGATACATTCGTATTCCCTGCAGTGTTTCTCATCAAAATAAGTTACCATTCTATGATCACCTCTCTTCCACAAAAGCTACATACTTGCCGTTGGAATCATAATAGCCATCATGGTTCTGCACTTCCACAGCATATTTATCAGAATCTGTATCCGAGAGGTTATACTCTTCACAGACGTCAAAATGTCCATTTTCATCTATAAATCCACCCACATAGTCATCCTGATACCATGTTCTCATTCCTCCACCTTTACCTTTCTTGTCCTACAAAGTCCCGGAGATCACCGACGTGCTGCAGCGATTTTGTCCGACAAAGCTTGTCCTACAAAAGTCACACTGCAGAGTCAAACCTTCAGCAATTTTGTCCGACAAAGCTTGTCCGACAAAAGTCATGCTGCAGCAGCTCCTGATTGTCATTTTTGTCCGACAGCACCAAAAAAGGGCGGGAAGCTTCAGCTCCTCACCCTTCCCGGTTGATCACTATTCAGTTTTTACGCACTGCGCAGAGACTTCAGCCATCTGATACCATATCTGACAGCAACACCGGCACCGATAATGGTGACAGCAGCGGGTACCACAATACCCAGAACCTTGAACAGGTCACCCTGAACGCTGGTAACAGCAGCCTGCATGATAGCGGCAACATCGAAAGATGCAGCTGCACCAGTTTCAGCAAGAGCAGTAACAGTTAATAAAGGCATATCATTTTCCTCCTTCTATGAGCTGGAATATGTAGAAACATACATATCCCGTTAGTATAGCTACGCATTCGCAGACGGCGCCAATGATCATACACTGCGATGCAATAGACACGTAAGTAAAAATATCCATCATTTCCTCCCATTCCACAGGCCCAGCATGATAAGTATCCCGGCAATGATACCAATACCGATAGATATCATCAGTGTGTTCTCCTGGATCTTGACGATCTGATCCTTGGAGACTGTAAGCTGCTCTGCCATGGTATCGGCCTGCTCTGACAGATATTGATTCGTCTGCAGGAGATCTTCATGGATCTGCTGCAGAGCTTCGGAATAATCCGGTGCATCTGCGGAGAAGACAACAGTGTAGGGACTGTTGCCTTCCGGAGAATCTACCGCAGCACCTTCACCGGTTTCGCTGCCGGCTATCACTTCCGCATTGCCACCGGATACGGTGACAGGAAGGTAGACCGTGTCAGCTTCTGTATTAAGTAAAGGGGAATCCTCCCCGGGGGAGGCGGTTACAACCTCGTCCATTATTTAGCAGCCTTTCCGGGCTCCTTAGCTTCCGGAGCAGCCTCCGGCTGGATCATGCCCTGGACTATAAAGCCGGGAAGAACCTTCGGCTTGATCTCCAGATGGGAGATAAAGGCAGCATCACGCAGGCGGTTGACAGGCTTGCCATCGGAGCCTACGGTCATCTCGAAAGTACCTTCATAAAGTCCGGGGGCTACTACAATCTTGTTACGCAGCACAGAGTCTACAGAACACTTTGCACGCTGTATACCTACCGGCTTGGTAGGATCAAACTCTGCTTCGGATGCAAGAACCTCACCGTTCTCACCCCAGAACATGTAATGAACGGAGCATCCGGCAAGCTTGTTGCCGTCTTCGTCTTTCATATCATACAGATTCGCAAATAAGATCACGATTTTCGCTTTACTTGTTAAGGATACATTTGCCATTTTGATTTTCCTCCATGTTTGAAAAAGGGTTATTGTTTACAATAGTTTCCATAAGGTCAAGTTCATAATGATACCGTCTGTGATACCAGGACATGACCTTGTAATAATCACCGCCGGTCTGCCTGCAGAGCAGCCGGATTGTCAGCGGTGTAGTATTATAACGTTTCAAAAGCCAATCCAGAAAGGACTGTGAGACATCCGATTCCGTAAAGTCCATGACATACTTGGAAGTATCTGTAAGTACGGTTGATTGTGACAAGATAGTCTCCTTTCTGGTGCTTGGTACCGGAGCCGGATGCAGCCATCACAGGTGCACCTCATTCCGGCATTGTCTCCCCAAAAGGATATACAGTATATTCAAGTAAATGGTAATGAATTTAAGTCTTCAAGGGCACGGTGCAGGTGATCCAGTGACCGAGCGACAGTATAGATCTGACTGTTCTGCTCCTGGATCTTTTTCCTGTTGGCTGCCATGCGCTTTTCATAGTCTGCCATATACTCTGCCCTGGTCTCGTCACCGGAGCGGTAGTCTTCCAGGATCCGGCAGAGCTTATCCGTCCAGGTCGTGCCCTTCTGGCTGTTTACATACTCGTCCAGGTCTGCCGGAAGCCGGATCGACTTCTTGATCAGATCATCCGGCACTGCTGTCACCTCCTAGAATATCCTCGAAAGAGAGCTGACCGCCACAGGCTGCTTTGCGCTTTTCCTCTGCCTGATCCATATATGCATCATACAGATCCAGCATCTCTGCAGGATCTTTAGAACTGCGGATCAACAAACGACCCTGATCGGTAGTGCCTACCAGGTTATAGCAAATAAAACTGGGATCCGACTGCAGACGATGCACTTCTACACGTAGAGTATTTGCATCTACCGATACAATGCGATTAGTCCGATAATAATTAACTTGCACATCAATGAGCATCAAATTACCTCCTTTTTACCCGGATCGACTCCACACAGGGCTTATCATCACCGGTCTTTTAATATGCGCGCGTTTGTGCTACAATTTAAAGTATATATACTTTAGTAGGATAAATTCTGTCCTACAAATATAGAATAGCACTATAGTGCGAAAACGTCAATGAATAATTTCACTTTTGTGCGAAAAGAAAGGACATAATGGACACTGTAGGAAAAAGACTTAAAGCTTGGAGAAAAGAAAACAACCTGACACTTACTGATATATCAGCAAAAACAGGTCTATCAACTGGAGGACTATCTGCTTATGAGCGTGATGAAAAACTAATTGGAAGTAAAACACTTCTCGCACTTTGGAGCGAATATAGAATAGACATTGCCTGGATATTAACTGGTAAAAAGGACGGAGATCTTACACAAGAAGAGCAGCAGCTTATAGATTACTACCGCAGGGCAGATGATCGGGGAAAGCGTAGTATCTTACGAACAGCGGAGAGCGAGAGCACGGAGCTAGAGTCATCAGCTTCCAAGCTTGGATAAAACACCATAGATAAAAGGGGGATCACTATGAATGAAGGAATAGCAATGATGTTATCAATTTTAATTGTCATGTTTGGGTACCTGGTATTCAAGATCTTGACGGATCAGTCCCAATCAACGCCCACCACCACCAGAAAACGGAGCAAGAAGAGAGGGACAGGAAAGCCGGTTATCAAAAATAACTGGAATATGCGACCACTGGACACAAAAGATCCTGCAGACAAAGATCTGCGATATGAGGACTTTGTAGAATCATCCTGGAAGGAAATAGAAAAATAATTGTCCGACAAATTTCTCTTTACAACTTCGGGAACCCGTGTTATATTGAACTTAGCCAAAGAGAGACTAATGTCTAACTTCAAGACGCAGAAAACCCCGGGATGCTACCCCGGGGCTTTTTGTTGCTAGGCTGACTGTTGCTATTCATCACCGTCCAGCCATTTGCATATGTAGTAGCCGACTACACTTGCTATGACGGAGATAATAAAAGAGACTAATAACTCCAAGACGCTCACCTCCTTCCTGCTGGAAAGAGTCAACAGCAAGCCTATTATATCACACGGTTCCCGTAGCGTAAACCGCTAAAAAACGACTTAAAATATCCCTTGGAAGCCTTTTCTCTTAATCAGGGTGTCCAGGGTTCGAGCCCCTGGCGGTGCACTCGAGAGAATCGTTTTTGGAGACATAGGAGCTCCGGGGACGGTTCTTTTTTTGCATAGATACCCTGATTAAGGAGATTTCACATGACTGCGATATTTGATACCCATGCGCATTATGACGATGACGCATTTAATGAAGACAGAGAACAGCTTCTGGCGGCGCTGCCGGGGCAGGGCATTGCCCGGGTGGTGGATGTGGGTGCGAGCCTGGCATCCTGCCGGAAGGTGTTAGAACTGATGGAGCAGTACGATTACATCTACGGAGCCATCGGCGTACATCCCAGCGAGACCGCGGAACTGACGGAGGAATCTTATTCTTGGCTGAAGGAACAGTGCCAGAAAGAGAAATGCCTGGCGGTGGGAGAGATCGGACTGGATTATTACTGGCCGGGGCCGGACCATGAGACACAGAAGAAGTGGTTCCTGCGGCAGCTGGATCTGGCGCGAGAGATCAAAAAGCCTGTTATCATTCACTCCCGGGATGCGGCGAAGGATACCGTCGACCTCATGACGGAGGCGCACGCAGAGGAGATCGGCGGTGTAATTCATTGCTATTCCTATACGAAGGAGACGGCGAAGATATTCCTGGATATGGGATTCTACTTCGGAATCGGCGGCGTGCTGACTTTTAAAAATGCAAAGAAGCTGAAGGAAGCGGTAGAATATATCCCTATGGACCGCATCGTGCTGGAGACAGACTGCCCATATCTGGCGCCGGAACCGAACCGCGGCAAACGCAACAGCTCTCTGAACATTCCCTATGTGATCGCTGCCATGGCGCAGATCAAGGGGATCACAGAGGAAGAAGTGCGCAAGGCAGCATGGGACAATTCACTTAGGCTGTATCATATAGAAAAATAA